CAACATAATTCCCAACCCGCTAATAATTTAAATTTAGGTAATACATTTACTGAAAATACAAATATAAAGTCTTTACTACCTTTTGAAGGTGATAGTATATTTGAAGGACGGACAGGTAATTCATTAAGATTTACTAGTACTACAAAATATAATAATAAAGAAAATTTTTGGAGTTTAACTGGAACTAATGGAGATCCCATTACTTTATTAACTAATGGACATAATTTTGATTCTGGGTCATTAAGACCATATGTTGAAAGTATAAATAATGATGGTTCGTCATTATATTTAACTTCAACGCAAAAAGTTCCTATTAAAGTTAGAGAATTTAATTATAATCTTTTATTTAATCCAATTAAGCCTGATTCTTATTTTAACTCTTCTCAAGCTATATTATCTGGTGATAGAATTATATTAAATGCTAAAAAAGATGAAGTATTAATATATGGAAATGGAGTAGGTTTATCTTCAACTAATACTATTTATTTAAATTCAAAGATTGATATTATTTTAGATGCCCCTAAAATTAATTTAGGATTAACTTCTGATGGAGCTGCTGCTACTGAACCTATATTATTAGGTACTCAAACAATTAATATGTTATCCTCTTTAATAAAAGAATTAAAATCATTCTGTACTTCCTTAAAAACAGTTGAATCTACCCCTACAGGTACTCCGATAACTGATATTACTATAGCTGCTAAATCATTATATACAGCATTAGAAGATATAACTACAGTTACTAATAATCTTAATAAATTAAAATCTACTAAATCCTATACAGTATAATGATTAATACAGAAGACGTATCTAGTATAGCCGAATTAAGTAAAGGAAATATAGCGGAAAATGCTAAAAATTTTTTAAAAGGAAAAGGTGAAGATTTTATTGAAGCAAAAAAGCAATCTTTTGAAAAATTAAAAAATGAAATACAAGACTTAGGTAAACAATTAGAACAATCTGTTAAAGATTATGAAGAAAAATTAAAATCTTTTAGTAACATATCAGCCGAATCCACAATATCAATAGGAACTACAGCAGCTATATCTACTGCTACTATTATTAAAAATAATAATACCGATGATATAAATCAACAAGAACAAAATCAATTAAAAAAAGATTTTGAAGCTGAAAAAAAAGCTATTCAAGATAATATTCAAACAAAACAAACTACATTAGAAAATAAAATTAAAGGATATCTTCCTCAAGAATTACAAGATGTAGAATCAGCATATAAGTCTGCTCAAGATACTATGGAATCCCGTCGAAATGATATTAGAAATGGGAATAGAATTAAAATCTCTGCTTCTAGTGTTATTATTGTTATTGGGGTTATAGCTGATTATTTATTAGGTACTGTATCTATAGGTAATAAAAAAATAGAAAATTTAGTAGATTCTGTAAATTTATTTATAAAAAATATAAAAACCGAAAAAGATATTATCAAAGCTAAATTATACATTGATCGAGCTAAACTTATAATAAATACAAATAGACAAAAATTAGAAACAATCCAAACTATATTATCAATACTTGAAATATTAGTTCCTTTATTAGATATTATATTAAGTTTATTTAAATCAAACCCCATCCCTTCAGCTGTACCTCCAGGAGTAGGTGTTCCATTAGGTATTATTAATACTATAGATTCTAAAACTAAAACATTGGATGATATTAAATTAGCAGCTTCTATATTATTACGCATATCAAATAAAATAGTATCTAAATTAATAGATGATTTAAATTATCAAGAAAGTAGATTATTACCTATAGAAGGACTATTAGATTCAGGTTTAAATAATTTAACTTCATCTCAGATTTTAAATTTAAGTCCTCAATTGGGGTATTTACAAGGATATGATTATAAAGGATTTAAATTTTTTATCAAAGAAGAAAATAATCCTAAATTTGTTGTTAAAGGAAACAAACGCAAATATGCAACCGCAGTTAATAAAGATGGTAATGATATTTTAAAAAGTACTTCATCATTTACTTTATCTCCCGATGTATTAATTGAGGAATTAAAATTACAAATAGACCAAAAGGGTCTCGTAGCTTAATATTTATAATCATGAAAGTAGACGTATTTAAAAAACTTATTAAAGAGGCTGTTCGCGAGGTTTTAAGAGAAGAACTATCACAAGTTAATCCTACTCAAATACAAGAAAATAGAACAATGAGTTTTACAACTCAAGATGTTGATATGGTAGCATATAGACAAAATTTAGCAGCTAGTATGGGTTTAACCCCTCCATCTCAACCTAATATAAAATCAAAAGTTCAATCAACCGGAAATCCATATTTAGACATTATAGCTGAAACAGCTTCTACTATGACTTCCCAAGATTTAGCTGCAATGAGACAGTATAACGAATAATTATGCCAATACCTCAAGTAGTAAGAATAGATCCTAGAGATTTAGATCAAAATAGGGCCATAGGAATTAGTATTCCTTTTAATGCTGGGGGTGTATTTAATCAAACTTATGCAACTAAAGATCAAATTAAATCAAATTTAATTAATCTTTTATTAACATATAAAGGAGAAAGAGTATTAAATCCTGAATTTGGAGCTGATTTGCCAAGATTATTATTTGAACCATTAACTGAAGAATTATACTTAAAAATCCAAAACCAAATAATTTCAAGTGTGAATATATATATTCCTGAAATTACAATTTTAAATATAGAAATAACTCCTAATATTGATTATAATTTAATTAATATAAAATTAGATTACAAATTAAATATTTCAGGACAACAAGATAATATTATAATCGAATTACAATAATGGCTGAGGATAAACAAATAAAATATGTAAATAAAACATTTAGTGATTTTAAACAATCACTTCAAGAATTTACTAAAATATACTTTCCAGATAATTATAATGATTTTTCAGAAGCATCACCTGGTAGTATGTTTATTGAAATGGCATCTTATATAGGTGATGTTTCTTCATTTTATATTGACTCTCAAGTACAAGAAAATTTTTTAAATTTAGCTAAAGAAAAAGAAAGTTTATACAATTTAGCCTATTCATTTGGTTATCGCCCTAAAGTATCATATGCTTCTAACACTACTTTAGATATATATCAACTACTTCAATCTACAAATGGATCTCCAGACTTATCATATTCTTTATTAGTACCTGAAAATACTATTATAAGTAGTAACCTAAATAACCAAAAATTTCTTACTTTATCTCCTGTTGATTTTTCTGATACATCATCAGCTGATATAAGCTATGTTAATAATAGTAATTTTTTAATAAAAAAAAGTATAGATGTAATATCAGCAGATATAAAAACTGCTACTTTTTCTTTTGCATCTCCTAAAAAATTTGATTCTATTACTATTAATGATACTAATATTCTTCAAGTTTTAGAAGTTAAAGATAGTGATAATAATTTATGGTATGAAGTTCCATATTTAGCTCAAGATTTAATCCCATTACCCACAGCAAATTCTACTTCAGGAAGTGATGGGTTTAATTATTTATTAAATTTTCAACGCGTACCTCGACGTTTTGTAACACGTGTAAAACCAAACGATAAATTAGAAATACAATTTGGAGCTGGAGTTGCGAATACTAATAATACAGATACTACAATTTTACCGACTCCCCATAATATTAATTTGGGGTTAATACCAAGTATATCAACTAATATTGATAATTTTAATAAAGCTTCAATATTTTATACTAAAGCATATGGTTTAGTTCCACAAAATACAACATTAACTGTAAAATACTTAGTAGGTGGTGGTTTATCTTCTAATGTGCCTGCTAATTCACTAACCACAATTGATAATACTTATATTACTTTTAAATATGGTACTCCACTAAATGGAAGTAATGAAATTTTAAATAGTGTAGCTTGTAATAATGAATCAGCATCATTAGGTGGTAGAGGAGCAGATACTATTGAAGAAGTTCGTTTAAATGCTTTAAATGCTTACTCATCTCAAAATAGAACTGTAACAAAAGAAGATTATATTATGAGGGCTTTAAGTATGCCTTCTAAATATGGTACTGTATCTAAAGCGTATCTAACCCAAGAAACATATAATTCATCTGGAACTTTACTAAATAATAATCCATTAAGCTTAGATTTATATGTTTTGGGGTATAATAGTGATAAAACTTTAAAAAATGCTAATCCAACATTAAAAAACAATTTAAAAAACTATCTAAATCAGTATCGTATGATTACTGATGCTATTAATATTAAAAACGCGTTTTATATTAATTTAGGAGTTAATTTTGAAATTAATGCTGATCCTAGTTATAATAATAAAGAACTATTATCTAATTGTATATCAACAGTAAAGACATACTTTGACATAGACTCATGGCAGATAAATCAACCTATTATTTTAGCCGAGATTAATGCGCTTCTCCTCAAAGTACCTGGCGTTAGATCAGTATCAAAAGTTGAAATAGTAAATAAACAAGGAGGAGAGTATTCTTCCTATGGATACGATATAATAGCAGCTACTAGAAATGGTATTTTATATCCATCAATAGATCCTAGCATATTTGAAGTACGTTTCCCAAATATTGATATAAACGGTAGAATAATTACATATTAAACATGGCAGTATATAAAATATTTCCCACTAAAGACGCTTCTATATATTCATACTATTCAACTAAAAATGCTGGATTAGATGAAATTTTAGATATAAGTTTATATAAATCTATAGAAGATACTGGTGAAGTTTCTAGAACATTACTTGCTTTTTCAAATACTGAAATTACAGATATTTTATCTAATAAAATAGGTTCT